TAATGTTCAGTCCCAGTTCCTCCGCTGTTTCTATCATCCACTTTGTCATGTAGCGATAATCGACTACTTCTCCTGGATTGACCGTCAGCCAGCCACCATGAGCATAGTAGTCATATGGCACCCTGTCTGTCTTTATTTTTCGCTGCAGCGTTTCTTCCGGAATGAAGCTGTGACCGATGACGATATACTTAGTTCCGCCATCTTCTTTGACCGGAATAACCAGTCCGATTGACGTCAAATCGACTTTGCTTGATAAGTCCATGCCGACATAAGCATCCAGTCCGTATAAGTCATAGCTTTCTATCCGTCCTCGAGTGTTCCATTTTCCCATATCCATATACGATGCCCCGGACTGCTGGTTCCAAATGTTCATGTTTTTCGTGAGAAATGATGACATTTTTTCCGGTGTCTCAACTGCCACTTTCAACGCACTCCTTATATTTGCAATGCCCTCTGGATACGTCGCCACAATCGGGTTTGCTTTTATCCAGCATTTTTCGTTTTTAACATCGTCGACCAGGTTTCCATCCTTATCTTTATCCAGTTCATTAACCATACAGAAATAATCCGGTACGTCATAATCAATGTCCGGATTGAGGATCTTTTCTACCAACGGATATTCTACCCTGTAGCACGGTCCTCCGAAGTTCGTACCGGCCGTTGTGATGATAAACAACAGCGGCTGTTTTCTTGCCATCATGCCTGTATCGATAACATCTAATATTTCTGATGTCGGATGTGCATGATACTCGTCAATCAGCCCGCACTGCGGATTGAGACCGTCTCCGGTCTTTCCGTCATCTTTTGACAGCGCCCGGATAATCGAATCACTTTTCAGATGTCGGATGGTACCATAGCTTTCTTTCCACTTTCCTTTCATTTCCGGCCATCGTCTGAGCATGGCCAAAATTTCATTATAGATAATTTTTGACTGTATGCTTTTGGTTGCTCCGATGTAGACTTCTGACATCGGCTCCCCCATAGCCATCATTTCATAATCGCCGACTATGGCGAGTGACTGTGATTTTGCATTTTTTCTCCCTACCTGCCAATATGCTTTTTTAAAACGCCGAAGTCCCGTGTCTTTATGTATCCATCCGTAAATATTCCCGAAAATGAACTGCCGGATCGGCTCAAATATAATAGGCTGCCCAGCTAATATTCCTTTTGTGTGTTTATGCATAGCCGCCCATGCGAAGAACCGTTCCGCTCTTTCTTCATCAAAAACATACGGAAATTTCTTTGTACCCTCTTTTTCTACATCCCGTAAAAAACGCACACATGCCCATCGATGCTTCTGACATATATGCGTTTTGTCTTTTATGCATTTCCTGCTGTACCTGATAAGCTCTTGCTTCAGCGTCATACGTCAAAACCCCTTTTACTTAGCGGGTCTTCTTCTTTCTTTTCCGGTTCTTTCGGTACATTTTTTACTTTTGCAAGCGGGGAAAGGAATAGTCTGTCTTCCATCTGTACAAGTGCTGACATTTTCGCATTTATGGCTTTGTCCATTGCCATGATGCCGCCGGTAGATAAAATGTACTCTATCTTCTCGTAGAGCTTTGCGGCTTTTCGTTGACTGTATTCTGCTTCAAGAATTTCCTGTGTTGCAGTCGTTTCTTCACCTGTTAATTCTATTCGAGCAATCTTGTCCCGACGTTCTATTAAATCTATATACTGCGCAAACGCCATGCAGTACCTCGCAATCACTCCGATGTCCGCCGATGAAACGAATTTGAAATCGGTGTAAAGTTTCTTGATTTCTTTCCATTTTTTGTATGCTTCTTTATTCGTTTTTACATAAACCGGGCATACTAATTTCTGTTCTCCGAGATGTATTTCTGATTTTTTTCTGTGTTCAATTTCCGCCTTCGTCAGGTGACTTGGATTGCCTGAAACTATATGCAAATCAATGGGTTTTGCTGGACGCCCGGCCATGCTATCCCTCCTTTCTTTTTAATGTTGCTATTTGCGCATAATTGACATCTTAACGCATGTGTATAATGTAAGATCCATTTCCCGAACTTTTTTCACAAAAGAGAAGGCGCACGGTACTGTCGTTGCCGATCAAAACATTTTTGACCCGGGGGTGGTCTGTCAAGCTTTAATTTTATTTCCGAATCCGCCGTTTTCTCTTGCTGTTTTCTTATCGTGACATCTTTTGTTCATCGCCTGCCAGTTGCTTTCATCCCAAAAAAGGTCCTGATTGCCTCGATGTGGAACGATATGATCAACGACATTAGCCGGCAGCGGATGTCCTGATGCTTTACACTCAGGGCACTCACATAACGGATGCTGTGCCAGAAAAGCCTTGCGCGCTTTCGTCCATTTGTAATTGTATCCCCGTTTAGATGGTGACTCCCTCTCAAATTCCTTTTGTTTTCTTATATGATTTTGTTTATGCTTATCGCAATAGCTTTCTCTCGTTAATGCGCGACATCCGGGATGTCCACATTCGCGTAATGCTCTTCTCATATCTCTCCTGTCAAGCAGTCAGTACCGCCGGAAATAAATGCAAAAGCCGCCCATTTTTGAGCGGCTACATGGCTTTGCAGTTCTTCTATTCAATTTTCGCATCTTAATCTTATCACACCTTACTCTGTCTTTTTTGGTCTTTTCGGCTTTTTTGGCATTTTTTTATTATATTTTGATTAAATTTTGCCGTAAACTCGTTCCATTCCCGTACGTGTCACCAACCAGATATGCCCTGACTTGCGGCACTCTTCACTTGTAAACCGTGGCGGATACCCTCTTTGACCGGAACACGCCTTCTTAATTGCTACCACTGAAACTTTCCATCGCTCTGCAGCTTCTGTCGTTGTCATCACCTCATCAATTACTTTGACACTCTCCATCCGATATATCCTCCGATAACTAAGCCGCTTACTAAGCACTCAATACCATACCTATTCAAACCGATGAAATATAATCCTGCAATAGCAGATATGGCAAATAAAACATCATACGTTTTCATATTCTTAACCTCCTGTGATATAATACAGGTAGTAGAGGGCTTTCGCCCTCCTACCCGTCGCTCTCTTATCGGTTTCGTTTTCGGCGCTTCCGATTTGAGGGCTTTTGCTTTGTGGCTTGTACCGCCCAGATTTGGACGATTACATTAATCACGATTGCGATTAGCCACTGCCAGTCTTGCTTTTCTATCATTCTCACCTCCTTTCTGCATATATTATATATCTTTTTCGGTATACTGTCAAGTGTTTTCATAAGTTTTTATTGAAGAAATCCATCTTTCCGATGGATTTCTTTTTTTATTTATGTGCAGTATGTATCTTTCTTTTCAGTCTTTGAAATACTATCTCAAAGCTTACTTCTGCCGCTTCTTTTGTTTTTGTGATATTATTCCTGCTAATATTGATTATTTTTGATATATTGCGATAAGAACGATGATTTAAATACAATTCTCTCAGTATTGTTTTCTCATCATCGTTTTTTATCATGTTTATCAATTTTCTTGCTTCTATACGCATGAGAATAAGTTCATCATGCTCTCTTGTAACCATTTCTTCATACTCTTCCGTCAATATCAGCCTGTCCGATAAATCTGAACCAACACTGCCGGAAATTTTATCCGTCTCATATCTCTGCCCTCTGATTTGATATGTGCGTGCTTTACGCTCTAACAGTTCTCTTTGCACTGACAAGTACCGCCGGTGTTGATTATATATCGCTTGGAGATATTCCTGCCCGGTTTTAAAGTCTTTTATCATTTATCCCTCTTGTTTATTTTTTCAATAATCTTATCTGTTATCTTATCTACGATATCACTTGCTTTATCTATATTCGCAGGTGTTATATAGTTTGTAACAGTCATTTTGTAGAAAGTGTCTCGTGCCGGGATCATAATATTTAATATCGTGACAACGACAAGTACCTTTAATAACGAATGAAATGTTTTCTGGTTTTGAATAGTTTCTGCTTCTCTATACGGACTTCTATTTGACATATAGTCGCAAAATGCAATCGCAGTAGCTATGCATAAAATCCACATCAAAACATTAATAACTAAATTTATACTGCCTACTACGTCGGCTACATAGAATATCCACGGACTTATTATTGGTTCATTCATCATTTTCTCCTCCACCATTTCTGACATCCGATTCTCATTAGCCCGATTTTTACTTCAATTGGGATTTTTTCGGCATTAAAATATTCAACATTCTTTATCACACTTACTGCAAGTCCACCCATCCCAATAATAATTACTCCTGCTTTTGGAAATTTTTCGACCAGCACCTTTTTGATTTTCTCCTCATTTTCTTTGTACATATCCCACGGAAATGCATAGTAGACAGCTCGTGTATATTTTGTCAGGTGTTTTTCTTTCTTCTGGAAATCTGCTAAAAAGTCGCTATAACTTGTCTTAATTTCCACTTCTGTCAGATAGTCATTGTCGTTTATCCATATCAAATCTGCTTCATGACGAACTCCCTTAAACGGGTATTCGTGTCCAATAAGCTGTCCATTATTTCCATACCTAGGAACTCTACATGATGTTCTGGCAAAGCTAACATTCGGTATCATAATATTCTTCTCACCTAAATGTGCCGCTATCGCACATTGAATTAACGCTTCGGCTTTACTTTTACTCATGTCTCCTCCTTAATGTCTTTAACCACCTTGCTCATCACATAGTCAGCACATGGCTGTGCCATTCCGTTTCCTATTGCTCTGTATCTTGCTGTATCGCTCCCGCCTTCTGTCCAGTTGTCCGGAAGTCCCTGCAGTCTTTCACATTCAAGCGGCGTAAGACGGCGGACGTATGAGCAATCAATGTTTTTATATATACATCCCACGGCGCTCGGTCCTCTTGCTACCAGTGTTGAGTTGATTCCGTCAGCACTGATCTTGAAATCATATTTTGCATTTGCGCCCTGATTAAATGCCGCCCTGTCAATTGCATAGACAACCGCTAATCTTGTTGATGTTTTTAATGTAGATGTTTTATCCTCATAGATCGGCATGTTGTTTTTTATGCTTGCGTCTCTATTGAATGTGTATATGAGCGGCACTTGATTTCCGCCGGTCCCCATCCTGTTATTGAGCGTTTGCACTGTTCCGTCATTTCTTTCTCTTATGACGTCTTGCGCGTGTGTCATATCAAGGACGCTTATACAGATGCCGCCTTGGTTTCTTGCTGGATTACTTCCGCTTAGATCTAATGTGTTGCTTTTATCCACTTCTTTTATGCCCGCTGTTGGATTGTTGCTTTTCATTCCCTCGCTTTCATACGACCCGATTCTGTATGTTTTGACAAGCACACATCTCTGGTCATGCATGCAGTTCAGCGCTCCTGCTTTTTCGCTCATTCTTATAGAGTTTATTTGTCCATTTCCGATGTCATAGACTGATGTTTCAGTAC